ATGTATAACCGATATAGTGATGCGGATGCCGCATACAGCATGATCGCCGGTATGATCTCTGTTGGGTCTATGTTTCTCTTTACGATACCAATGTTGATCGTTAGCTATTGGCTTTATTACCGCATTATCAAAAAGGCAGGTTATCCTGGCGCTTGGGTGCTCATTTTATTCGCTCCGACGGTCGTTGCTGTGATCGGAGGGATTGTTGCCGTTGTGGTTGCTTCGCAAAGCAGAGGGAGCGGACAGGTTGCGATTGGCTTAGTCACTGTCGCTTATGTTTTGGTTTCGTTGGGCGTGGTGGTGATGTTCTATGTCTTCGCCTTTTCCAACTGGCCGATCCTGCGGAAAATTGCGGCTCACAAAGTTCTTCAAGCTTCAGCACCGCCCAATAACCTGCAGGGGTAAGTGCGGCTTTGCTCTTTGTCTTAGCGGTCCAGGTGTTCTGCCTGGGCCGCTTTCTTTTGTTCGTCTGATCCTGAAAGTTGTCCGCATAGCCATGAAAAAGAAATGGTTGGTTGGGTTGGCGCGATCTTGCTAGCCTTTTTGTCGTGTTCTCGGTGGCGCGAACGTGGTATCAGGATAAGATTGAATGTGTATCAGGTATTTCTAGCGCTTGACGGCCAAGGGGGGGTGTCCTTCCGGCGGTAAGGGGCCGAGCGCTGATTTGGGCGCATGCCACGAGGCCGAGGTTGCTGTCGTTTGGTCTGTAAGGAAATCAGGATGTCAAAGCACACACGCAAAACCTCGATGGATCAGCAGGTCCATGACTTGCTTGGGGCCCTGGTTGACGTGGTGACAAGCCTGGAAAAATCCCATCGCGAAGTAGAGGGCAGTGGCATTCTGCCCAGTCAGCGGCAAAGCCTTTATGAAAAGGTGCTGACCGATATGGAGCGCTTGGCCAACCTGCTTCACCTTGCCGAGAGCCATTCCGAATCTCTTTTGAGCGAACAGACCTGCCGCATGATGCGGCACACCCTCGAAGACGTCCGCCAGCGTGCGACGGCGGTGGGGATTGGGGTCGCGTTAAACCGGGTGCGGTCTTTGCGTCGGATTGCCGATCGCTCGACACAGCGTCACGAGCATCCTTTGGGGAAGTCCTTTTATCTGCGTGATGCCTTTGTCGATGCGGTGACTTTGCTGCGCAGTCTGTGCGATTCCTTGCCGCAAGAGCATCTTGATGACTTGGCCGATAGCGCGGCGACCATTAACGGTCTGATCTCGCGGGACCGCAATGTGACCTGGCTTCAGTCCTTTGCCCAGGACGAACCTTGCACCTTGATCAATATCGAGGACATGGCCTTTCGTCTGAAAAAGGACATGCCCAAGACGCCGGGGCCTTTGGACGCCCGACTGGAATACGGGAACGACGAGGAAGCCAACCAAGCCTTTCCCTTTGTGGCTGGGCGCTAGGTCTCTAGGTTCTTTCCCACAGCCCCCATGCCGTCGTCGCTGCCCAAAGACAGTTGCCACCGGGGGTGGGGACGGTGGAGGGTGGAACAGGGACAAAAGGGCCGGAAATAGAGTCCAGTCTTCGGTGTCTTTCCGTTAGCTTTTGTCCGCCTCGGTCGTTTTGCCGGGCAGTTGGGGGATGGTGCATTCCAATGTGGTCGTGTAGCCGCCTCCGCCAAGGGAATGGGTCGCCGTCGTGATGATCCAGTCTCGGTTTAAGCCAGCGCGTAAACCCGAAACCGATATCGTCATGTTCGCGCAAAGCGACGGATCGCCAGGAACCGAGGTCGATAACGTCGCCGTTCCTCGGTTCAATTGATCAAAGGCCGCCTGTGCCGCAGCTCGCGCTTGTGCCTCGCTGGGGAAAGACCGCGTCAGGGTGAAGTTCGGCTTGCCTGACCCAACCGTCGCCGTCTGCTTGCGGCCCCGGTTGTGCGAATGCCAGGTCGCCGAGACGCTTTTATACTTGCCCCGCTCGGTGAACTTGACGTCGTAAGAGCCCATCCGGTGCGCCGAAACCGGAACAACCGCTAAGGCTAAACCCGTCGCGCTCTTGCCGTTCGCCGTCGGTTTCAAAATCAAGCAGCCGTTCGCAGGCTTGAATACCGCGTCTTGGTCTTGCGCCAGACGGGTCAATAGGCTCATCGCGTTCTCGTTGGTCTGGTCAACGTGGGTGTAGTGAACCGACGCTAAGGATGGGTCAATGCGCAAAGTCAATCCGTTCTCGGCCGCGATCTGACCCGCGATGACGCCCAGCGTGGTGTCGTGCCAACTGCGCGTTTGGCTGCTTTTGAGCGTTGCTAACATGTCCGCCGCCTTGGCCGAAATGGTCATCTGAGACGGCCAACCCGATAGCGAAACCTCGTCAACCGTATAGCTCCCCATCCCTTGCAGGCGGTCGGTGGTCCCATAGCGATAGCCCAATGAAACCGCGAGCTGCGCGCCAGCTTGGGGCAGCTCTAGTCGGTAGTCGCGGTCGTCTAAGGTGAGGCTCAGGGTGTCAGATTCCAGGCCGTCTTTGTCGGTGATCGACAGGTCAATTAGGCGGTCGGAAATCAGGTCGGTAATGTCCTGGCTATTGGCCAGAATTTGGAAGATTGGCGTCATCTCTTCGTTCCTTAACGGGCCAGGATGGCGCGGCCCTAGTCCCACAGCTTGATGGTCGTGCTGCCCGTTGTGGCCTGGTCGGCGGTGATCTTGGGCAGGGTGATCAAGATGCCGCCCGGCAGTATCGGCCCCAGGTCGGCAAGGTGCGGGTTGGCCGCCAAGATATCGACCAGCGCCGTCTCGCTGCCGTAGTGTTTCCAGGCAATCGCATCAACCATGTCGCCGTGAACCGTGCGATAGGTGCAGGGGCTGCTCATTTGCTGTCGCCTCCGTAGCTGATCAGGGACATCTTAAAGTCGATTTTCAGCGGGGCGCCGTTGCCCAGGAACGTGGTGCGGTCTTCGCTGATGCTTTCGATGCACCACAGGCCCAGGTATTGGCCCCAGCCGCTGATGGCGACCAGGGGGGTGCCTTTGTTGGCCTCGGCGCGCATGGCCGTCAGCTGGCCCAAGCCGCCCTTAAAGTGCGGGTAAATCGTCCCCGACAGAGACATCTTTGGTGACCCCGGACCCAGGTATTGGGTCGCAGGCTGGCGGCCAAAACGGTCGATGCTGGCCCAGCGCCAAGAGTTTTCTTGGCTAAAAGCCTGAAAGGCCGCTTTCTCTAGGCAAAAGCGATAGTCGCCCAGCGCCATCATCTGGGTGCTGATGTTGGGCGTCCGCCGTAAAGGCGGAGCGCCGTTCTTGAGCGAGGCCTTGGCGGGGCTCGCCCCGGTGGTGTTGGTCGCCATTGGGGTTCTCCTGCGATGGAAAAAGGGCGGTTAGGCGGTCGGGGCGGCCAGGGTGGCGCGGCTGGCGGCGGTTTCGCGGTCGGTCCAGCGCTTTAGCTCGGCCTTGACCAGGCGGGCGACCTCGGCGGCGTCCATGCCTGGGGCGGCGTTGACGGTGATCTGGGCGTTGACCACCGCCTGGGGGGGCGGGCCGCCGCCGTGGCGGGCGTCGCTGACGCTGGTTAAGGTCGGGGTCGGGGCGGGGGTGGTGTTGACCGCTGGGACCGGCTCGCGCGGTTTTTTGTCGGTCTCGGCGTCCTGTTCGCCGTCGTCCTGTTCGTCGGCGTCCTTTTCGTCGGCGTCCTTTTCGTCGTCGGGGCCCCAGAAATAGCCCGCGATCTTGCCGACCACGCCGCCGATGGAGTCAATGATCGCCCCGGCCCAGTCAAAGAACGCTTGCCAGCCTTCTTTGATGCCGTCCCACATGCCGCCAAAGAACTCTTGGATCGCTTTCCAGGGGCCCATCAGGGCTTCGCCCAGGCCGCCCAGCCAGGCTATGATTTCGTCCCAGTAGGAATAGATCAGGTAGGCAATCCCGGCCACGGCGGCGACGATCCCGGCGATGATCAGCACAATCGGGTTGGCCAGCAGGGCTAGGTTCAGGCTGCCCAGCGCCCCAATCAAAGGCGGCAGCACCGACATGGCAATCCGCAGCAAAGCCCCGCCTGCCGAGGAAATCAGCCGCACAAAGGCGCTGCCGAGGACATTTTTGACCACCCCAAAGCCTTTGACCAGCGAGGTCATGCCCGACAGCAGGCCGCCTTTCATCGCGCCGCCCAGGCCGCCAAAGGCCGCCTTGATGCCGCCCAGCAAAGAGGGGAAACGTTTGACCCGCTTTTCCACCCCGCCGAGGCTTTTTTCGACCTTGCCCATGTCGCGGCTGACCTCGGCGGCGCCGCTGCGGCGGAACAGCCCGCCCAGCATGGTAAAGGGCATCGTGAGGTCTTGGACCAAGCCCACCATCATGCCGACCGAAAAGGCCATGTTCATCAGCCCGTCGGCAAAGCTGCCAAAGTCCGCCCCAGGGTCGGGCAGGGCCTCTATCGCGGGCGCGGCTTTGGGCTCGGTTTCGGGCTCGGCTTGGTCGGGCAGGCGATAGGCCGCGTCGTTGTCTTGGGCCGCGCTGGGGGCGTCGGGATAGAATTCAGGCGGCTCGGTGGGGTATATGGGTTCAATTTCAGGCGGCTCGCTGGGGGGGTCGGGGTAGAATTCGGGCGGCGCGGTGGGGCCATAGACCTCGCCCGAACTTTGGGCGGCGGCGTGGCGGGCATTGGCCTCGGCGATGGCTTTGTCTTCGTCGTAGGCTGGCTCGGCGGCAAAGGCCGAGGTGGCCCCTAAGACGGTTGCCACCGCCACCGTAGCCCCCAGGCCCCTCAGCAGCCGACGGCGGGTTGGGCTGGCCGGTCGAGGGCCGCCACCGCCACCGCCACCGTTGCCACCGCCACCGTTGTCGCCGGTGCCGCCGTGGCGATTGCCCCCGTTGCCGTGCCCGCCGCCGCCAAGGCCGCCTGCGCTGGGGCTGGGTTGCCGCGCAATGCGGTCGAGCCAACCGGAGAAATGCTGTAATTGCTCCACCGCCGCCCGCAAGGCGCTGGTAAAGGCGGTGGGATTGCCCGCAGACCCCTCTTTGCCCCCCAGATTACGCAGCATCAGGGCGAGCTTGGAATTGATCTTGGTCAGCAGGCTGATCTTGCGTTCGGTCTTGCCGTATTCGGGCGAGCGATGCAGGGCGAGCAGGGCGCGCACAGACCCGTTGATTTTGTCCAGGCCATGCATCAGGCCGCTGCCGGGGGTCTTGGTCTTGCGGTCGCGCGAGGTGCCTAGCCGGTTGACGATGGTCTTTAGGCTGGCATCCATACGGCGCAGAAAGGCGAAGTAGTTGTGCTGCTTTTCCCGGCCTCGGGCTTGGTCTTGGATGGCGGCCAGGATGTGGCCCAGGCTGCGGTCAAGGGTGTTGAGCTTGCCGTTGGCCTTGCGGGCCAGTTCGGGCAGCGTGGCGAGGCCGTTTTTGCCGTTATCGCCCTGTTTGCTGGTGGCCTGTTTACTGGTGGCCTGTTTGCTGGTGGCGGCGATGGTGGCGGTGTTCGATCGAATGTCAGCCAGCAGGGGTTTGAGCTGAAGGACGGCGTCTTTGGCTGACGTGACCTTGGTGGGATCACCAAACGCGATGTCGCGCACCGACGTCTTGAGCCCTTTGGCCCGTGCACCGGCGGCGGCACGATAGAGTGCAGCGCCGAGCCGCGTTGCGGCCAGGGTAATCGCCCCCAGGGCGATGAATGCCAAGACGATCCCATCGCCTGCGGTGGCGATCCAGTTGGTGAAGGAGGCAAGCGCTTCGCCGATGGGGAAAAACAGCAAGCCGAACTTTTCCAGGGTAAAGCCGAGGTTGCTGACCGCGTTGCTCCAGTCGTTGAGCAGGGCGTTGAGCCTGCCTTCAAAGCTTTGCTGATAGGCGGCGCTGGCTTTGTCGAGGGTCAGCAAGGCCGGGTTGGGCCCGCCATCGGGGGCGGCGTGATAGGGGGCAATGGCCTGGCTGTATTGGGCGCTGGTGGCGCGCAGGTCGGCGGTGACCAGGGTGCCTTTGCCCGCCTTGGTCAAGGCGTCGATCACCGCTTGGGCCGGGTTTTGTCCGGCGTTGATGGCATCGCGGACGATGGTTTCAACGCTGCTGTTGCCCTGGTCTAGGGCGCTTTTGATGGCGCTGGGCAGGCTGGCGGTTAACGAGGTCGCCAAGCCGCTGAGCGCCAAGGCCCCATCGCCGCCGCTGCGGGCAGCCAGGGTGGCGCGGGCGAGCATGCTGTCAAAGGCCGCCATGCCCTGCTGGCCCTGTTGGCCCATGGCGTTGGATTCGGTTTGCATCTGGCGCAGGGCGGCTTTGGGGTCGGTGATCCCGTTGGCCAGCATAAAGTTTACCAGCTTGTCGCCCATCTCGCGCAGGGCATCGGCGTCCGAGGTGTCGATCTGAAAGGCGCTGCCCATGTCGCGCAGGGCGAGCGCCCAGTCCTGTTGACTGGTTCCGTCGACCACCTGGGCGGCCTGTTGGGCGCGGGCGGACAGGTCAATGCGTTGGCTGGTGCTCAGGCCGGGCAGGGTGGCAAAGGTCTTAAAGGCGGTGGTGAGGTCGGTGGAGCTAAGGTGCAAGGTTTCGGCCGCGCGGGAGAGGCCGCTAAGCACCGCGCCATCCAACACCCCGGTCAGGTTGCCCCCGGCAAAGGCGGCGTTACGCCGTTCGCGGCCTTCTTCGATCGAGGCGGCGAAGGAGGGAAAGACGATCCCATTGAGGGTGTCCATCACTTGGTTGATTTTCACCCCCAGGCCGGTGAGGGCGGCGGTGAGCTGGGTTGGCCCCTGGGCGGCATCCCGCGCGGCGGTGTTGAGGGTCTGGAGCGCCGTCACAATCTGGCTCAGGCGACCGCTGAGGTCGGAGGGGAAAGCGGTGATGTTTTGTGCCATGCCGTGGGCGTCCTGATGTGGTGGTAAGGGTCAGGCCGCCCCCGCGCCCTGGTCGGGGCGGGGGCGGGTGAAAGAGGGGGGCAATCTGGCAGGGGGTGGGGTTGGGGGGATTAGCCGCCGTTTTGGGCGCGCAGGATGTCGAGCGCGCTGTCCACCCAGGGGCCGAACTCGTCGAGGTCGATGTTTTCGATCTCGGTCAGGCTCCAGCCGGTGACGGTGGCCAGCAGGACTATCCGATGACGGAGGTCATCGTTGTTGCCAACAGCTCCTTGGGCAAAAAATCGGTGACTTTGCCTTGCAGGCGCACGTAGTCGGCGAGCGAGAGCTCGTCGATGGCTTCGGGGGGCAGCTCGCAGAGGTTGGCCAGCAGGCGCTGTTCAACGTCTTCGGGGGCGTCAGAGGATTTCCGGGCCAGACGGATATCGCGCACTTTGGGTTTGCGGATGGTCAGTTGGCTGAGCGTCTTGCCGTCAACGGTGATCGGGTCTTCCAGGGTCAGGATGTTGGTCGGCTGGGTGCTGGTGGTGCTGGTGGTGGTCATGGCGAATGGATCCTTGTCAGAGGGAAGGAAAAAAGGAGCGGTGCAGGGTTGAGGTGCGCGGAGAGAGAAAGCGCCCCCGCACCGCCCAAGGTGGGGAGAAAACGTGCGAGAAACTGGGCGCTTAGAAGCCCAAAGCGGCCCGCTGGGCGGCGGTCTGATCAACGCCGGAGATGACGCGGACCATGTTTTCGACGTCGATTTCGATGATTTCGACACCGCCGATTTCCAGCTTGTAATAGCGGGCGGCGATCTGGGCTTTCAGGGTGCCCTTAGAGCCGGTTTTCCACGAGCCCATGTCGGTTTCTTTGAACCCGCCCTGCAGGGTGATGACCACCGGAACGACGGCGGTATCGTCGCCCTGGACCGCACCGCGCAGGACGATGTTGGTCTTGTTGCCTTCCATCAGGCCCAGCATGGCGAAAAGCTCGGGGCTGTATTCGGCAAAGGTGAGGGAGGCTTCGAGCTTTTCCATGCCCATGTCGATCTGCATCGGGGCATCCATGCCACCGGCGCGGTGTTCTTCGGTCTTGAAGGTGATCTTGGGCAGGGTGATTTCATCGACGCGACCGGCATAGCCAATGCCATCGACGAAGCAGGTGAAATTCTTGAGAACCTTAGGCAACATGGCCTGTTACTCCGTAGAATGAAGGGAAAAGGGAAAGGCACCAGAACCCGTAAGGCGGCCCCCAACCAGATCCACACCCGTGGATCTGCTGGGCCGTTGAGGCCCCGTGCCCGCGTGGGCACGTAAGCCAAGCGGGCGGAGCCCGCGCCCGGCGCCTGAGGGCCAACAAAAAGCCAGCCCCCCAACCAGATCCACACCCGTGGATCTGCTGGGCCATTGAGGCCCCGTGCCCCCATGGGCACGTAAGCCAAGCGGGCGGAGCCCGCGCCCGGCGCCTGAGGGCCAACAAAAAGAGCTAGCGCGCTCGCGCGCTAGCCTTGCTCAAACGTATTCAAAAGCTCTTCGTAGTAGTCGCTGTTGCGGTGCATGCGGAAGGTCAGGTGTTCCAGCGGGGCGGGGGCTTCGTTGTCGAAATCGACGTAAAGCTCGCCGCTCATCATGCGCTCTTGGGTGTTGAGCTCGGGGTCGATCCAGACCTTGCCGCCGAGCAGGGCACCACGGGCCTTTAGGCTGCGCAGATAGGCGTTGACGCTGTTGGCGATGTCGGCCAAAAGCTGGCCCGAGAACGGCCGGTCAAGGGCCCACAGAAAGGCCTGTTCGATGCTTTCGTTGACCATGTCATGGGTGCGGCGCACGCTGAGGAAGGCCCACAAGGGATCAGACGAACAGGTGCGGTTGCCCCACAGACGATAGCCGTCTTGCTGGATGATGGTCGCCACCTCGTTTTCGTTGAGAGTGTTGGCGGCGCAGTTGGGGTTAGACAGCGCAAAGTCAATCGGGCGGGAAATGCCGACCACACCGCTGAGCACCTGATTGGACGGCGACCACCAAAAGCCCTTTTCGGCATCCATGCGGGCGATGGTGCCCGCCACACGCGGCGAAGCCGGTTTGGCCACCGCCATCTTGGCGCTGGTGTCCCAGACCATCACTTCGGGGTCAACCACATAGACGCGGGCGCTGCCCCAGTCTTGGCGATAGGTGATGGCGTCGACGGCGTCGGTGTTGGGGCCGTCGGCGATGATCACCGCCCGCATACCAGCCGCGATCGACAGCAGTTCAGCCACCACCGGGTTGGCGGTCGCGCCGCTGGTGGCGGTCGCTGCCGCGCCGCTGCCGTCGCCGCTGATGGCGATGGTCGGATTGGCGGTATAGCCAAAGCCAGCGCGGTCAAGCTGGAGGCCGGTGATGGCGCCGCCTTCGATGATGGCGGTCGCGGTGGCCCCGCTGCCGCCGCCGCCGCTGATGGTGACGCTGGCCTGGGTATAGCCCGACCCGGCGGCATCCAGCGACAGGGTCGAAACGCCGACCGGACGCGCGCCGGTAAAGCCCGGCGCAATGAGAATGCGCGGGGTGACTTTGACCACCGACTGGGCGGCCTTAAAGGCATGGACGCCGGTGCCGGTGGCGCTGTCGCCGATGATGTTGGACAGGGTTTCGTTGTCCGATGCGCCCTCGGCAACGCGGACCACCACCACCATCGCCCCGGTCTGGTCGAAAATGCCGTCCAGGGCGTCTTTCAGGGTACCGGCGCTGCCCAGGTCAGCCGCCGCACGCGGAGTGCCCGCCAGCAGGACCGGGGTATTCAGCGGAAAAGTGGTGTCGTTGGCGTCCGGTGCGGTGCCAATGACGCCGATGATCGACGACTTGACGGTGCGAACCGGACGGATGCCGTCGTCAATCTCGGTGACTTCGACGCCGTGCAGAAAATATTCACCCATTGGGGTTCTCCAAGGTTGGTGAGTGGGAGAGAAAAGGCGGAAAAAGGGTTAGAGGGTGATGTCCCAGGACACCTCGGCCACCACGGCGCGCTGGGCGGCGCGTTGGGTCAGGATGTCGTCGGGAACGCCAGCGCCGGTCTCGGCATTGCGCACCAAGTACCAGTCGGTGGCGGCCAGATAGGCCAGGGCCGCCGCGTTGGCCTGTTCTTGGGCCTGCTTGGCCGCCAACAGGTCGGCCAGCTCGTCGCCCAGGCGCTCGCGCACGGCGGATAGGGGCACGTTGGTTTCCGACCGGGTGACGCCGTCGGCGGTCAGGCGAAAGGAAACAACAGAGGTGTCAGGGGTGGTATTGGGGGTGATCTCGGGGATCGCTGTAGACATCGAACAGAGTCCTTGTGAAAGAGGGATCGGGTGGTCATCCCCCGCCGCCGCCGGGCTTGTGGCCTGCCAACGGACAAGCCGGTCGCGCTGACGCAACCCGCAAAGGGGCGCATCGGGCGGGGTCTGGCTGAACAGCAAGACCGGGATGATGGGGCAGGGGATGATGGGAAAAGACGGGCCGCCTGGGCGGGCTTAGGTGTAGGCGTCGGTGATGGTGCCGCTAGCTTGGACGACACCGTAAAGGGTTTGGGCGTTTTCACCGGCCAGGGTGATGGAACAGTCCACGTAAGAGACCACCAGCTTGTAGGGGTTCTGGTAGTAGGGGGTGCACCCGGTATCCAGGGCGACCAGGGTCTGGTTCGCGCCGATGGAAATATCGGCCCCCATGATGGTCAGGTGCGCTGCTCGCAGGGTCCAGATAGAGCCGATGCGGAACAGGCCTTGCCAGCGCGCATAATGCCAGCTGTTGCCGTTGCCGGTATAAGCGCCTTTGTCGGGCAGGGTCAGGGTCTTGCGCGGGTTGCCCGCATGGTCGCTGAACTTCACCAGGTTGGTGCTGCCGACAAAGAGAAAGGCGTTGATGATGTCCCCGACCTGGGCCCCGTCGTTGTCGCTGCCGGGCAGGGAGGGAACCACCAGATCGCCGGTCAGGCCGGCCAAGGACAGAATGTTGCGTTCGCCGGTCAGGGGCAGGATGCGTTCGAGCACAAAGTCAGCGCTGCCCGAAATGATCACTTCCAGCTCGATCGCCGGATGGCTGTCTAGCAGTTCGGCCAGACGGATCGAACTGCGCACCGGGGTCAATCCGCTCAGGCCGTCGTTGTTGTCGTCGCCGCTGTCGGTGTTGACATAAAGAAGGCGGCGGCCAACGCGGGCGAACCGTTGGTCAATTGCCTTGGTGGACCAGGGTTTGGTGTCGCCCAAGACGTTGGCCAGCCGTTTGGCCCCCTGGGTGCCGCCAACGCTGGTGGCGCTGTCATAGACCTCTAGGGTTTCCTGGGACAGCAGCGCGCCCGGAGCATTCTGGTTGATCGTGCTGGCGCGCAGGTAAAGGTGGCCGCCCCGGCGTAAAAAGGCGGTGTTGGGGGCCTCAAGGTCAAGCAGGCTGTGGATGATGTTGACCTGATTGTGCTGCGGGCGGCCTGTGCCCCAACTTTCGTGGGGGTTGGCCGACACGATGGCACCCTTGGTGTGGCGGATTTTCAGCGGGGCCGCCGAGCCGCCCAGGGTGATATCCATCATGGTGGTCAAGGTGGCGTTCCAGACCAACAGCGGGCTATCGTCGTTGGGCTGTTGAATGTTGTTGATCGTCGCGGCGTAGATATGGATATGACCCAGGTCAACGCCGGTCATCCCCGCATTGGCCACCGTCACGACATCTTGGCTAAAGGTGTGGGTCTGCCCGTTGGCCAGCAAGATGATGTTCATATGGAACGGTTTGACGCGGCGCAGGGCCTCGGCCAGCGTGCGCACGGTGGCCCCATCAACGTCGGTCGCCGCATCGTTGCCACCAACCGTATCAACGGTGATGGTATAGCTTTGGGCCAGTTCGTGCAGAAAGCTGCCGACCTGGTTTTCCATGGTGGCAACGGCGGCGTCAATGGCATCAACGCGACCGGCCACCAGTTCGGTGAGGCCGTTGGTCGCCGTAACCAGGCTGGCAACTTGACTTTCCAATGACATGGCAAAGTCTCCTTACAAAGGTTGTGTGGGAACAGAAGGGAAAAGGGCAGGCGTTACAGTTCGATGGTAGAGCTGATCCCCAGCGCAGCGACGTGGGTTTCAAGGATCATGGGAAAACTCCGAAAAGAGGGTGCGGTTAGACCTTTAACAGCGCCCGCAGGTTGTCCATGATGCGGCTTTGGTCTGCGTTCTTGGCCTCGGCGGCGCGCAGGCGGAACAACAGGTCCGTTTCGCGGCGCATGGCGTCGATCTGGGCGATGGCCATGCGGGTCAGCTCGTCGGCCAGGAACAGGTTCAGCGTGCCGGTGGTCGAAACGGTGAGGCTGTCAGCAGGCAGGGCGGACAGGTCGAGGTCAAAGGCGACCACCAGCGGCAAACTGGCCGACTTGTAGGCTAGCGGCCCGTCGCTGCTGGACCAGACGGCAAACAAGGTACCGTCAGCCAGATAGAACCCGACCTCGCGGACCCAGAATTCCAGGTCGGAATTGTCCATCGCGGTCAGGTGGATTTGGGTCGGCCCGGCCAGGGTGCCACCGGCAACCGGAATGCGGTGTTTTTCATCCTCTAGCGCGGTCTGGCCGGTGGAGGGCGTATAGCCGCCACTGCCTAGGCCAACGTGGGTGATCTCGGCTGAAAGGCCGGTGTTGGTGGCATTCCAAGCGGCCTGGAGGCCGGCCAAAGTGATCTGCGGTACAAGAGCGGTCATGCCCTAAGCTCCATGGAAAGACGGATAACGGAAAGGCCCCGAGCAGCGGCCTTGGTGACCAGGCGCAAGGCCTGGATCTGCTGCAACGGCAGGGTGGGGGTGATCTGATGGCGGGCCATCCCCAGGCTGGTCGCCCCGGTGGAAAGCCCCAGACCGGCGCTCAGTTCAGGCTGAACCGGCACCGGCGGGGCGATGCCCAGGCGGCCGACGGTGACCGCCGTCATGGCATCTTTCAGCACCAGGCTTTGCGCAAAGTCCGCCGCAACGGTCATTTCGTAGTGGCTGCGCACCGGCTTGGTGGCATCGACCACCTTGCGCAGGGCGCGATAGAGCCGTTCGCTCAGCACCGGCTCGCTATGGTGGCTGAGGTTGGCGTTGGCATAGGCGGTCAGCGAAAAGGTGTGCGGCGTTCCCTGCGGACTGGTTTCCCACCATTCTTGCAGGTCAATCTTGACCCCCAGCGCGGCCATGGCGCGGCGCACCGCCCCGACGGTGCCTTTGCGCTGGTGAACGGCGATGCTTTGGGCCAGGACGTCGCGCTTGACCGCCTCGGGCCAAGTGCTATCCCAGTTATCAACCGACAGCGCCCAGGCCAGCCAGGGCAGAGAGGACGCCGGACAGCGGGCCGGATCCCACAGGGTGCCAACCGGCACCGGAACCGCGCTCAGGCGGGCGGCGGCGGTGGCCAGCGCGCTTTCAGCGGGTTGCGCGTTGGGCGGCAACAGGGTGGTGGGGTGGTTGCGGCTGCTCATCAGGGGGCCTCAACCTGGGTGGCGGTGACGCTGATGGCGGTGCAATAGGCGTAGCCGCTGGTGGTCGGCTCGATGGCCGCTAAGGGGGTTTGCAGCGTCACCTTGCGCACCCCATCGGCGCGCAGGGCGCAATAGAGCCCGTCAAGCGTCACCGGCTCGCCCAGGCGCTGCTGGTCGGCGCAAAAGGCGCTCACCCGCTCAAGGGCGCTTTGGCGCACCGTTTCCAGGTCGGGGCCGTGATAGACCTCTAGGCTGGCCGCAACCTGATAGTCGGTGCGGCTGGCCGCCTGGACCGTCACATGGTCGGTCAGCGGGCGCACGTCTTGGTCGTTCAATGCGGCCTCGACGGCGGCAATCAGGTCGCTGGTCGGCACCCCGTCGTCCTGGTTGGACAGGATGGTGACGACCACCTCGCCCGGCGACGGCGAGCCCACCGCCACATCCAGCACCCGCCCATCGGCGGATAACGCATGGAACACATAGGCCCCCTCGGGCCCGGCGGTCGAAAGGCCCTCTAGCGCCAACTGAACCCGCGCCCTTAGACGCTCGTCGTCCTCGTAAACTGCGGGCGTCGGCGGGCTGGTGCTGTCATCCGCCGGGATCAAGACCTGACGCCCAACGTGGAACAAGGCCGCCAGGTTATCCAAATCCGCCCCGCTGGCGGTGGCCAGCAAGACCGACCGCGCCGCATCGTTAACCCGCTGGCGCAATAGGATCTCGCGATAGGCGATCACCTCTAGGATTTTGTTCACCGGGTCGCTTTCCAGGTCCGCCGTCCAGTTGGGCCAGGCGGCGACCATGGCGCTTTTCAGGGCGGTGATCAGGGCCTCGCTGTCGAGCGTCTCCACCACGTCAGGCGGCGCAATCAGCGACAGGTCAATGCTGTCATAACGGCTCATCGGGGGGTTCCTCCGATCTGGAACAGGCCAGACAGGGGCTCCCCGTCGGGCAGGTAGGTGCCCTCAATCACCAGCGTCATGCCGCCGTTGGCCCCGTCGGGGGCCGCCATGGTGACGCGGCTTAGCGCCAAACGCGGTTCCCAGGTTTGCAGCGCCTCGGCGGTGGCGATATAGACCTCCATCTCGGTCTCGGGGTTGAGCGGCGCGTCAATCAAGTCCGGCAAGCGCGACCCATAGGCGCGGCGCAAAACCCGCGATCCCACCGGTGTCGAAAGAATGTCGCTGATCGATTGGCGCAGGTGATCAAGGCCGCTCAAGGGCGCGCCGGTTTGGGCTGACATGCCGCGCATGGCTTAGGCTCCGTGGGTGAAAGGAGAAAACAAGGGACGGGCGGGCTAAACCCCCACCTGGGGCGGGCTATAGCCGTGGTCGGGGACCGAGGTCGCAACCGAGCCCACCGACCAGCTTTCAGTCTGAAAGGCGCTGCCCCCCTGGTGGGTGATCCGGCTGGCCCGCCCGTGGTGGTCCAGGTGGTAAAACCCCCCTTCGCCGGTCTTGATCACGATGTTCTTAAAGGTCAGCACCAGCGTGCCGTCGCTGTCGCGCCCGTTCAGGGTGGTGCGCTTGGCGGCCCGGTCATGGGTCACCACCAAGCCATCGGCAAAAACCTGGGTGCTGATATCCGCGCTATGGGCCGGGGCCGGGTAAGCATCCTGGTACAGGCTGCCACAGACCACCCCCATCGCCGGATCACCGCAGGGCGACAGGACCAAGACCTGCTCGCCGACCTCGGGGGCCCACCAGGACCGATCCGCCCCCGCCCGTTGCGCCGTCCAGGGCAGCCAGCCGGTCAACAGATCGCCACAGAGCACCCGCAACCGCGCCGCGCCATAGTCGGCCTGGGCCACCGTGCCAACCTGGACTTGGTTGGCCAGACGCCGTTCCAGGTCGGCAACCCGGTTCAAAAGCTCTTGGGTTAGGGACACCATCACGCCGCCCCCTGGTCAAGGTTGGGGTTTTGGGCGACCACCTGATAGGCCTCGGCAGTGGCTTCGCCCTCAGTCGGCGTATGGGCCAGGTAAACGGTGTTGGGCATCACCCCATCGGCGTCCCAAAGGGTGGTCCCCAGCCGCACCGGCTGCCACCAGGTCACCGCCCAAACGGTCAAGTCTTGCCCTGCGGTCAGCGCGGTGTGCAGATTTTTAACCTTGACAGTGGGCAGGGCGGCATGAACGCCTTTTTCCCTCTGCCCCCAGGTCTGAAAAGGGACCAGCCCGGCAATCTCGGCTGCCATCTGGTGGGCGCTGGCCTCGTCATCCAGCGCACAGACGATGTAAGCCGCCACCCGCAGCCGCAGATCACTCTCGCCCGACCCGGTTTCCGTCCCCCGCTTAGAGCGCAAGAGCGCCACCAGCAGCGACCGGCCCTTTGGTGCCAGTCGGATCAGCTCGTCATAGGTCAAACGGCCCGGAATAGCCGAACAGGCCACCACATCCGGGTAACGGGCCGACAAAGTGCTAACGATCCCGTCACGTAGGTCAAGAAACTGGCTCATCACAGGGGCATCCCAGTCTAAGAGGGGCAGGGCATCAAACGGCAGGCGTCCAAGGCAGCCTTAGGTGCTGCGCCTTTCGTCTGACCCATTTATGTCCCAGACCCATTTCTGTCTCAGCCTGAACAGATTCAGGGAGAAAATGGGACACTTCTGCCCCACTCTGCCTACCGCGTCCCACCACCCGCTCGGTGGTCGGGACCGACGGCGAGCGCGCCCCCTCTGGGCCGCCTCGCCCGGCTCTGGGCCCCAGGGGCGGAGCCCATCGAGCCGCAAGCGGGCCCGTCGGGGGGCGGCCCGCTTGCCCCTGTTTTTGTCCACCGCACCTCTGTTCTTTGGGACAGGCTTTGGTGGGGCAATCGCCCTGTCGGGCGATGCCCTCGGCGGGCGGCCTTCTTGGGGGGTCGCGGACCCCCCAAACCCCCCATGAGTTAACAGAAAAGGGGCCCAAGCCACGGCAGTTCACCTGCCTGAGCCTGGGCCCCTTTTCTGTTAACTCAGTGGGGAGCTCGAGGGGCCCCCGGCCCCTCGAAAAGACCGTCTGTCAAGACATCGCCCAACGGGCGATTGCCCCACCAAAGCCCCCCAAAGACCAGAGGTGCAGTGGACTAACGCAGCGGCAGGCTGAGTTGCTGGGGGTTGGGGGTGGGGGGGGTGCGGCTGAGGGCGAGGTAGATGCCGCGTTCGGTCATGGCGTAGGTTTTGGCGATTTGGGCGATGGTTGCGCCTTTGTGGCGCATGGATCGGATGGCGTTTTGCTTGGCTTGCAGGTGGGCGTGGGCCATCAGGGGGACGTCGATGAAGGGGATGTGGTTGGCGTAAAAGGTCTGTTGGATGGTTTGGGCGGCGTCCAGGCCGACGGCGAGGGTTAGCGGGTGGTGCGGGCCGGGGCGGCGGCCCAGGGACAGGCGTTTGCCGCCGAGCGTTCGCACCAGGTCGAACATGGCCTGTTCGCCTGCGGCTTCGAGGACCAACACTAGGGAGGCGGGCAGGTAGCCAAAGCGTTGGCGCAGGCTGAGTTGTGGTTTGGGCATGGTGGGGGGCCTTTCTGTTAGAGCAAATCCCGAGCAGACGGGAGCGTCTGCGACGACGTATTTGCTTGGGAAAAATGCTCTAGATGGCGCTGAGGCGGCTCCAGGCGGCTTTCAGGTGGCCGAGGTCGCGGTTTTGGCCGTGTCCGGCGGCGAGCATCGAGGCCAGTTGCAGGCATTTTCCCATACCGCGCAGGGCACCGGGCTTGCGGGCGACGGCGCGCAGGAACTTGGCTTCGTCGCTGGCGGAGACGTTCCAGGCGTCGAGCAGGGCTTGGACGTCTTCGGGGTGGGCGTGGTGCTGGGTCAGGCGGACGCCAACCCGGCTGTAAAGCTGGGCAAATCCGGCGCGACGCCCATCGCCCTCCAGGCGGGCATAGACGGTTTCGTTGCCCAGCAGGGCGATGCCGACCCGGTGGCGATCATGCAGCGAGCGCAGTTGATCGAGGGCGGCGGTGGTCAGGTGCTGGGCTTCGTCGATGATGATCAGGCCCTGGCTGCCAGCGACCTTGCGCCCGATGGCGCGGGCGAGGCGAGAGGCGGACTTTTCCATCAGGCCCATCACCTCGCAGATTTCGCTCAGCATGGGGTGAACGCTGGCGGTGGAGGGGTCCATGGTGGCCAACCAAACATTGGGATTACAGGCCGCATACTGCACAGCGGCAGAGGTCTTGCCGATCCCCGCCCCACCGGCAATGACGGATATTTCGGGGATCACCTGGGCAAAGGTGAGCGCCTCGGTAAAGGCCAAGGCGGAACGGGTGGGCAAAAAACCGGGCATCCGGGGCACGGTAGCCCCCACCTGCTGCTGACTGTGCCGAGCGGCAAGCCAGCGCTCCACCTGAGCGGAAATGCGCGCCTCGTTGCCCTGATAGGTCTCGGCCAACCAGGCCGAGAGGGTCGAAGGCGACACCCCTGCCTGCCGCGCCACATCGGCCTGTGACAAGTCATCCTGCTCAATCACCTCCCGCACCTGAGCGCGCAAAGTCTGATCCGGAAACGCAATAGCCACTGCTGTCATAAGAAAAAATCCCATCTTTGTTGTTGTCTGTTCAGCCGCGCGCAGCGCAGTCCCACCCACACGGCATAGGTCCCTAACTGATTAAAAACGTGCAGAACCCTAAACCTCCCCCTCACTGTCCTGCTCGCGCACCAACCGCAACCCGGCCCCGAGTGCGCCGAAAAAGTCGATAGCCTCCTCACACCCCTCGGCCTCGTCCTCCAGGTCCCAAACCTCGCGAACCTGCGCCTTAGCGCCCCCAAAAACGGCACCGACCACCCGCTGTGACGGCGGCGGCGCGCTATCTTCGGGCCCGCCTTGCAAGGCGGCCATCTGGCGGGCGCTGAGCAAACGCTCGCTCTCGACCATCTTGCGGCTGGCGCGGCCAAAGGCGCGCTTGGCGGCGGCATGGGCTTTGCCTGCGGCGCGGTCGGCAAAGCCGGTGTCTTCGACGCAGGGCGCGGTGCAGACGAACGAGCCGTCCAGACGATAGACATGGACCGGCTGATGCAGGGCTTCGGGGTCAAAACGCAGGGTGACTTTGCGGCCCATCAGACCAACCAGGGCCTGATGCCAATAGCGGTTCTGATGCAGCCAGACCGACCCATCGGGCTTGCGGCAGGTGACACCATCAATGGCCAGCATCCAGGGTCTTAGCTGCTCGGCGGTGGCTTTGCGGATCACCGCCTGGGCGTAGCTTTCGTCAAAGGCCTGATCGCGGGAACGGCCTGCGGTGGGGCCGCGCTTGACCTGGGTCTGACGGGCGTTGTACCAGGCGATTTCGCGCTCGCAGACGGCGGCCAGAACGTCCAGCGCCACCGTCTTGCTGCCATAGTTGGCGGGCTTGTTGTCCGGGCTGTTGCCGGTATAGGCCCCGGCGCATTCCGGGGCTTTGGCGATATAGCGCGACAGGGTGGAAAAGGCGTTTTCAATCGGCTTGGACTGCCCATGGGCGGGCAGGGTAAAACGCAGATCGACCCCGAATTGGGTGAACAGCCCCACCGGGTCATCGTCGCGCACGCTAAAGCGATGGCGAAAGCGTGAACCGCCGGTGTTTTCCTTGGCAGCGGCGGCCATGGTGTTATCGGACCAGACGATTTCGGGAAAGCCATAGCGTTCGACCGCATCCAAAAACGCCAAGCGAAAGGCAAAGGGCGTTTCGGCCCGATCCAGCCGCCAGCCGACAATCTTGCCGCTGTAAAGGTCTTGAAAGGCGATCAAATAGGCGCGGCCTTCGCTGCCATCGGGCCAGCGGACAAAGACGTCCAGCCGATGGCCGTCATAGTTGAGCGCCTGCATGGCATGGAACACCGCCCGGTCGCGCCGCTGGGCGGGATAGAGCCGGTCGTGGGCCTCGGCCCCGTCGCGGGTCAGCACCTGGACGCGGCGGTCCACATCGCGTTCGATGCGGCGGCGAAAGGTCTTCAGCGAGGGAATATCCCACCCCAAGCCGCCCTTTTCGTTGGCCCGGCACACCATGGTGTAGCATTCGGAAAAGGTGCGCTTTTCGGGGCGCAGGTATTCGGACTTAAAGAGCTCCCAGGCGTCGGGGGACATCTTGGCCAGGGCCACCCGACCGGGGCGATAGTCGGCCAGATAGGGCAGGCGGTCGGCGCGCGGCACGGCGCTGACCCGCTGAACCCAGATGTAATAGGCGCTCTTGCGAAAGCCCATCTCGTCACCGACCAACTGGACCGCAACCTCGCGCGGCATACCGCTGCGGACCATCTGATCGACCCCTTCTAGGGCCTGGAGGCGAAAGGCAGCGCGCTCTTTGGCCGCTTCGCCCAGGCTGTCAAAGCGCACCCAGGCCTGGGCATGGCGGGCGGCCTGCTGGTCGGGGGTCAGGCGGCCAGGCTGCGGGGCCAGTGGGCGCATGCCAGCGCCGTCTAGGGCCTGCTGCGCCGGGGGACGGGGCCTGACCTGCTGCGCGGCCTGCTGCGCCGCCTGGGGGCTGCGGCCCTGGGCCTGCATCACCTGCCGCCGCGCCCGCAGGGGCAACAGGCTGATATGATACTCGTAACCGCCGCCGCGCCCGGCCCGTTTGCGCCACAAACCGTGCGGATTAGACCGTGCATCCCAGTGGGTGCGCGGCGTCCGCCAGGCGGTCACATGGCGCTGAAAGGCGGTGCGATGGGTCGGCAGCCCCGGCAGCCGAAAGGCGGCTAACTCGGCGGCGGAAAACCATTCCCTTAGGCGCGGCTGAGTGGCGTCGAGGGCGGTGTCGAGGGTGTCTGTGGGGCGCGCCTGACGCGGCGCAACGGCCCCGGATAGAGAGTTCATTCTGTCTTTCCCCTGTTTCTAAGGCCACCGCGCTTCCCCCCTTTGCGGGCGCAAAAAGACGCGGTGGCGGATTGGGTGGTCGATAGCGATTAGCCCTCGTCGGGCTGGTCGCGGTTAAAGGGCAGGCCCTGCATGTGCTGATAAAGCTCGGCCTCGGTGCGCGGCAGTTCGCTGGTCGGGCGCAGGCCTAGGGCATAGTCGCCGGGCTGATAGGGACGGCTTTGCAGATGCGGCGGAATGCGTGTCTCGGGCCCGATCCCCAACAGCGCCTCGATCTGCCCGCTGGCCTGCAAATGGGCCAAGAACTGCCGCCGCGCCGCCCGACTGGTGCGCCGCCACTTGCTCAGCAACACGGTCAGTTGGGCGCTGTCTTCGCTGGTTTGGTCGGGACGCTGACCGACCACGCGCTTGTGGGCCTCGGCAACGGTCTGGGTGTTGCTGTCCTGGCCCAGCAACAGGTCCACACAGGCCTGTTGCTCCTCGGGCGGCAGCTTGGCCAGGGCCAGCAGCTCGGACTGTTTGTGTGCCAATGGGGTGCCGGCCAAACGATGGCGCAGCGGCTGGGGCAGCTTTTCCGCAATCATCACCGCCCGGCGAATGGTGCGATCGGTTAAACCACAGCGCTCGGCAGTGTCCTGGCTAAAGGACACGGTGTCCGTTTGCCGCCCGCCGGTATGCTGATTACCCCGGTCGCCGCCGCGCCGCGCCTGCGGATAGAGCCGCTCATAAAGCACCTTGCGCTCGGCCAAAAAGACGGCGCGGTCGAGAGGGTTCAGCTCGTGACGGATCAGGTTCTCGTCAATTTCGGCCAAACGGGCCTGATCATCACTGACCTGAATGACGACGGCGGGGATCACATCCCAGCCCAACAATTGGGCGGCACGCAGGCGATGGGCCCCGGCAACCAACTGATAGCCGCCCTCGGGCCGGGGGCGCAGCTCGATGGGGTGGCGCAGGCGGCCTGTGGTGCCGATGTTCTCGGCCAGCAGAGCGGCCCAACTTTGGTCGATGGGGCGCAGGCGCCCAATGACCGCAATCTGTTCGATGGGAACAAAGTGGGGCATATCGGGCAAGGCTGGCACATTTTGAGGATTATCTTCTGAGGAAACTATCGCAAAAGATGTAATTTGAGGCGAAATTTGTCCAAGCGACGGGGTTTGCCCGCCGTTTTCGGCTGCATCCATGACTGACATTCCTGTTAGAGCGACGGCTTCGCAGGGGCTTTTTTGGGGGCCGTTTTACGCCTTATCTGCCTGAGAGGGGGCCCTGCGAAGGACGGTCTTTGGTGTTTTCTCATCCCGCGACAGGCAAACCGGAAAGGTCGTTCCAGACTAGACGATCTCGGGGTTTTTGCCGGTTGAATTATGGGGCATTTTTGGGCCGTCAAGGGGGGCGTGATCTGGACCCGCCGCAGAGCTTTTCGACCAGGGGATTGCGGTCCTAAGCACGGGGGCAGACTTGGTCGAACCCAGGGTGAGCACAGGCTGGTAGGGGAGCCACTGCGGAGTGTGCAAACGCGGTTTGTTCGTATAGTTTGCGCCCAGTTGGGGTTTAAACCGTTGGCCGTTAGTGGGAAGGTATCGCGAGGTCAGGTTTTTCTGCGGAGCCACATCGGACGGTGTCTTCTGGCCTTGTTTTGGGGTACGGAAAGTCGCGCGCGGGCGGTTTTGCGATGCCCCATTTTTGGGTCTGCTTTTCTGAGCGTTTCCGGGGTGTGATCTGCCTGTCTGACGCCCTGGCAAGCGGATTTCCTCGGGCGAAACATCGAGGGGTTTCATGATCCTCATCTCCATGGCCTGCTTTCAGGCGGGTTTAGTCGGCACCAAAGGCCACATCTGACGAACGGGGAAAATATGCACCAAAAGTGTCCCACAATCAAGGGCGTAAGTCTGCGGCAGAATTCTACCAGCAAGTATGGCTCACGAGGGGGTATTAACCCATTGAAAAAACGTAAACTGTTGCGAAGTGCCGCAACGCAAAGGCTTCTGCCGCAGGACAGCGGCAGAGGGAAATTACAACTGCCGCAGGCGTCTCATGGTTAGTACGCTCAGTCAGCGCCTGCAGGAGGTGAGGACACTTTTGGGTCTTTCCGCCCACGAGATGGCCGCCCGCGTTGGTCTACGGGACCGCAAGTCTTGGGAGCGCTACGAGCGCGGCGAGACGGGCCCGAAGGCCGAAGTTTTAACGGAACTGGCAGATTTAGGGATCGACTGCCACTGGATCCTCACCGGCGAAGGAGCGATGCTGCGCGCCGGAACGGAGGGATTAACGACACTTCCGCGCATTAAAAGCGCAGGTCCGGGCCGCCCGCGCCGTCGCGTTGCGGCGAAAGCGGGCGACCCCCTAGGGTCGGAGGGTCGTCCGGTAATGCCGAGCCTTCTGAGCGAAAGCAGTTCAAACGGCCTGGTGACGCCGCCCTCGTCCGCGCCAGAACCGTCACCGGATGAGGGCTCCCTAAGCCCCGAGGAGTCGCAAGACCTGGCGATTCGCCGTGCCTTTGTGCGCGACGAGACGCTTTTAGCGATGCTCATCGAGGGGATTGTTTCGATGCATGAGGAGGAGGGATTAACCTTAACGCCGCGCGAATTGGGTCGTCACACGGCGCGCATTTACGCCGATTTGGTCCGCGCCTACGCGCTGCCAGAGGAGCGGATTGTTGGTGTGCGGGCTTTACTTTACCAGCTGCGGGCGTCCTTAGCGCCAGGGTCTTCCGGCCTCATCAGCCCCCCACCCCCCCTCCCCAGCCCCAGCACGGAGCCAGAAACCTGATAAATCCTACACTGCTCCTCCACGGTTAACGGGGAAGGGGCAGGGAGACGCAGAAAAAGAAATCCCCGGAGCCTCAGCAGGCTCCGGGGATTTTTTGTCCCATCCTCAGGTGGCCAGGACGTTAAGCCCCGTCGATCCAATCAAAAAAGGCGTCTTCGGTCATCACCTCAACCCCCAACTCCTCCGCCTTCTTCAGCTTAGAGCCCGCACCAGGACCGGCCACCACCAGCGAGGTCTTGCTAGACACACTCCCAGCCACTTTGGCGCCCAGGGCTTGAGCACGGGATTTTGCTTCGCCGCGGCTCATTCGCTCCAGAGTTCCGGTGAAAACCACCGTTTTCCCTTCCAGAAGGGCGTTCTCGCTTGCCTCCTGGAGGTGAGGCTGGATGGTCAGGCTCTCCAGCAGGCGGCCCAATTCCTGGCGATTATGGGGCTCGTGGAAAAAAGCAACCAGCTCGCGGGCGACGGCGGGGCCTAAGGATTCAATGTTGATCAACCCTTGATAAGCCTCGCTTTGATCGTTGGGGAGGCCTGTTTCCGCATCCGTTGCCGCCTGCACAGCCTCTTCTAAGGCGGTAAAAGTCTCGTAGTGCTGGGCCAACAGGCGGGCGGTGGCTTGCCCCACTTGTGGGATGCCAAGGGCGAAAAGAAAGCGCTCAAGCGAGATCGTTTTGCGCTCGGTAATCGCCGCGAACAACTTTTGAGCTGAGGTTGATCCCCAGCCCTCTTTCGCAGAAAGGGGGAAGGGGGCCAGGGCCGGACGGTTCTCGTTCGGCAAGATGAAAATGTCGCTCGGGCAGCGAACCCGACCATCGGCCCAAAAGGCGTCTACGGCTTTGTCGCCCAACCCATCAATGTCAAACGCGTTACGCGACACAAAGTGTTTGATCCGCTCGCGGGCCTGCGCTTCGCAGGTTAGACCTCCTGAGCAGCGCCAGGCGACCTCACCCTCAGGGCGCAGGGCTTCCGAGCCGCAGACCGGGCAGTTGTGTGGAAAAACAAAGGGTTGTGATCCCTCTGGCCGCGCCTCTGGGGCGACGCTGACCACTTGCGGGATCACGTCCCCGGCCCGTTGAATGGTGACTGTGTCGCCTTCGCGGGCATCCAGCCGCTCGATCTCGTCCGCATTGTGCAGGGTGGCGCGACGCACCACAACGCCGCCCACCGTGATCGGCGCGAGGTGCGCGACAGGGGTCAGAACGCCGGTCCGTCCAACCTGGATTTCAATCCGTTCGAGGATCGTTTGAGCCTGCTCGGCGGGAAACTTATGGGCAATGGCCCAGCGGGGCGAGCGCGCGATAAAGCCCAAACGCTTTTGCCAGTCGACCCGATCAACCTTGTAGACCATGCCGTCAATGTCATAGGGCAGGGTGGGGCGGAGCCGACCAATGGTCTGGTAGGCTTCGATCAACGCAGCGGGAGAGGCGCATTTTTTGACCTGCGGGTTGGTCGGAAAGCCCCATGATTGCAGTTGGTTAAGGTATTCCTGATGGCTTTCGGGTTGGTAACCTGCCAGCTCACCCCAGGCATAGCAAAAGGCCTTCAGTGGCCGAGATCGGGTTACTTCTGGGTCAAGTTGGCGTAAGGATCCCGCTGCCGCATTGCGCGGATTGGCGAAAATCCTACCTCCGGTTGCGCTACTCTTCTCGTTTAGCGCGAAAAAATCGTCGCGCGCCATATAGACTTCACCGCGCACCTCTAGAATGTGGGGCGGTTTTGGGTCATTTAGCCGCAAGGGGAAATCTACGATCGTTGTTATGTTGGCGCTGATGTCCTCGCCAACCCGCCCATCGCCGCGCGTTGCCGCCGAAACAAAGACACCCTCCTCATAGCGGGCTGAAAAGCTCAGGCCGTCAATCTTGGGCTCGGCGACGAAATCCACCGTATCGTCCTCGGATAACTTTAAGAACCTTTTGATTTTACTGACAAAAGCCTCAACGTCTTCGGGGTCGAAAGCATTGTCGAGCGATAGCATCGGCACCGCGTGGGCGAGCTTTCGAAAGCCCGCTGCCGGGGCGCTGCCGACCCGATTGTGTGGCCCATCTTGGGGGGCTTGCGCGGGAAAAGCCTCGTATAGACCAAAGTACCGGTTCTTAAGATCGTCATAGGCTGCGTCGGTTAGCTCTGGTTCGTCGTTCTGATAGTACGCCTGATCGGCCTTTGCCATCGCCGCGGCGATCTCGGCCATCGCTTGGGCGGCGTCCTGCGGGCTGAGGGGCGGGGCTTCTTCGGTGTCTAACGGGGAGGTTTTAGGCGTATCTGTCAC